CCTACGTCTTCAGTCTGTACCTCTCTGGCAGCATCGCCTCTTCCTCTGCGCCTAGAGGCTGAGTCGGGTCTCGGTCTGGGTACGCCGCCATCAGATAGTTTTCTCTCGTAAGTGGCTGCTTGGTCGCCTTCAGGTATCCCTCCGTCAGATCGTTCCCAGTCGGGCGGCTTGATTTGTCCTGCATGTTCATAGATGGCCTCTCTAGCCTGATCCAGCGTTATTTGCTTCTTATTATACTGCTTCCATATATTGTCTACAACTTCCACATTACTGTTTTGAGACTTGTACTCTGGTCGGAAAAGGCCTCTGACCGCTTCCCATGTAATGGACTGCATCTCTCTAGGTAAAACACCGCGCTCCTTAGCAGCACGGCGGTAGGCCTCCTCGTAGATTGAGTACACGCCGTTTAGGCCCGTAATACTTGACGATGAACCCTTCGTTCCAAAATTGTGAGAAACCTCAAATGCACTGCCGCCAAGAGGCTTAAGAAGTCCTGCCGCAACAGCATGGGTGTCTATGGTTACATAGCCAAGATCCGAGTCTGGATCGAATATGTTGTTGTAAAAGTTTCTGACTTTGTTTGCCGAACCAAGCGATGCAGATATGGTGTCAATGTCAGTTTCTCTTAGGGCTTTAATTGACTTGGCTATCTCAGTTAGAGACCCCCAAGCCACCTTAGAGTTGCTACCGTCAGAATTCTTTGCGTAGTCGAGAAGTCTGCCGTCAGGGGATACAATCCTGTAGCTAGGGTCGTTATAGGTCTGGTCAAAAGTCCTGATCCACATAGCGCCTAGCTGCTCACCTTGCCCCGGCTCATTGAATTTATCCAGTACTTGATCAAGGGAGCTAGAGCCTATCAGATTAAGCATCTCACGATTTCTGGCTTGACCCTTGGCGCTTATGCCATCATGAAAGAATATTTCTTCGGCGCGAGCTTTCATCTCAGGAGTAAAAGGCTGCCCTGCGTGATCAAAGAACGTATCAATAGTTCTCTCTGCGAGCGAGGCGTTTTGATACCAGTCCTTTTGCGGAGACAGGTTGGCTGCAACAGCAGCAGCTTGTTGCATGGTTAAGTTGTGACGTTCTGCAAATCTACGGACTAAAGCGTTTGCGCCTTTGTACCAAACCTTCGAGTTATTACGGGTATCAGCCGGAACCCTGTCATATATATTGAGCAGATTATTCTTAACAAGCTCAACAAATGCCTCTGCTTTTTGTTTATCTGATCTTAGGTCTTTTGATTTCTGCAGTATCGGATAGAGGTTAGCGTCTTTGATAAGCTCCATGTTCTTGCCAAAGACCTTGCCGTCAGCAAGAAAGGTTTCGTAGTCATTGACTAGTAAGTCTTCAAGAGGGTCTTCTTTTGATCTGGCGGCTGTGGGGTATCGGGTACTTACATTACCCTCTATACCGCCCTGTTCAGCGGCTCGCCTAGAGAACATGGGTGATTCTTCAAAGCCGTCCCTGCCTTCACGGGATGTCCACTCAGGCATCAAGCCCATCTTCTGGTCAGCAAAGACGGTGTCTAGTACACCAGCTCCTTGGTTTTGCTCGCCATATGGGCCGTAGTTCAGCCAGCTATTTTGCCCCCTAGTCTCAGACGTAAGTGCCTGTAACGCTGGGCCAGTGAATAGTTTGGCGTGTGCCTGCCATGCATTTTCCTCACCGCGAGCGCGGAATCCAGCACCTTCTATGCCGTGACCAAATGCGTCATGTACAGCCCTGAATAAGTCGTTGTTGGTGACTATTTGCTCTCGACCTAGCTGATCTTTCCATCGCAACCCTGTGTCACGCAACATAACCCTGTTTGGATCGCCTATATCGTTATAGAAGTCATCTAAGGTGCCGTAACCGTCATAAGTGCCATAGACGGACATGCGCTTGTTGCTGCGCAAGTCCCGCATTGCGTTGTACGGGTTGCCGTCATAAGGGTCTGTGTCTGAATCATAGAAATCAAACTCAAAACCTTCGTCAATCAAGGCATCGTATTGGTTGCGTGTTTGCCTAGCCAGATCCTCATAAGCATCCCTAACATTAGGATCAGTGGGATCATCAGCCATCTCCTCATAAGCCTGCGCTATCCGAGTGGCTCTCTCTGGGTCTACCCTTACATACTCCGATTGTCTGGCAAGCGGGATGCCATAGGTCTCTGCATATCGCTCTGCTGCGGCATTGATTGCTGGGTCTGGCCCCGTGGCCCCTGCCCTGATCGGCGCTCCTTCGAGCGGCGTTCTGCTTGCACCCTGATCTTCTGTCGGCGCAACGCTTCGTGCCTGATCGCGTCCTCTTCCGTCTCTTCCGCGTTGGGGTCGTACATTATCACCTCCAAGGTTTGATATGTTTCTGGCAACGATGCCTTTAGTGCCTGACGCATCAATAGGTTGTGCTAACTGCTCAGGATCAATCATTTCGTAAAGAAACTTTGATTGCCCCGACTTGATATCAAACTTGCTGCCTTCAGGTACAAGATGTTGGTCTCTTGAGTCGGCAAACTCTACTTCGCCAACCTCAATAGGCTCTCCTACAGTGGCGTAACCAACAAGTTTTGCAGGCCCAGAACCTGTCTCCACTATGCCAATACGCTTACCCACATAGGGGCGCAGCGAGTCTTTGTCGCGTGTCTCGTATTTTTTCTGACCGCTGACAATTAACTCAGCATAGTTAGTATCTCCATCAGTTCTGACGTTGATACCCATCTCAGCTTCTGTTGGCGCTCTGCGAGAAAACAGCGTTTCAAACTGCTCGCCACTTGGCAGAACATTTTTTGTTGCGTTCTTGGCTAATACTAACGGGCCAACCTGTATTACTTCTTCAGCAAAGGTTACTGGCTCGCCGGTCTTTCTGTCGTAGAAGTATGAGTGTCTTCTTGGATCAAAACCAACCTGAACCCAGTCTGGAGAGTTAATGAATTCCTCTGCAAGTGATGCTGTTTGCTCCGGGTCTCTGTTTACAAAGTCTCCCATGATTTGGGCAAACGGAAACTTGTTTTTTCCCTCCATAACGGAACGAGCGTCTTCTTGAAGGTTTTTAGGGTCTCTTCCCGCTCTTTCTCTAAGCATGGTGAAATCAGCATTTTTGATTGATGCTGTAGCCATGTGAGATATCGATTTGCCTTTCTGGTCGTGAATCGTTGGCACCCAAGTGCCAAAGTTTTTGTATGCGTTGATATCTAATCTAAGACCAACGCGAGACCCATCAGGAACCTCTGCGTTTATTTTGTCTTTCTGGCTTTGAACAGCTAAAGCCTCAAACATCTCTTCTGTAGTGGCAGGCTCTGGAACAAAGTCATAAGGCTCAATTGTTCCCAGAACAACAGAATCATATTGCTGTCTGGTAAATTCCCCTGACTGCAATTTTGAGTAAGCATCGGCAACTTCAGGCCTAACCTCTGTTTGGGGAGCGCCTACAGCCCTTCTGCTAAAATCGGGAACAGACTGACCCTGCATCGCTGCGTCACGTTCTGCCTCTTCGCCGGTGGTGATGACTGTGCCGGGGGGTGGTTTGGCTAGGGTTCTAGATGCGGCCTTCTCTGTTTGAGCAAAGGTTCTTATCTCACCTCTCTGTCTACCACCTATGGTGCCTGAGCCTATGCCGCCGATAACCTCGCTGAAGGTATTGAACTGCTCGCCTCTAAGGGCTGAGACCATGTTCCTAAAGAACCTAGCTATGCGCTCTACAAGGGATCTTGGCTTGCCCTGTAAAAGTTTACTGTCTTCTCTTGCTCGTCTGACTAGCTCGGCAACAGATTCTTCTACCTGATCTACTGGGCTTAAGTCATTGTAGTTGTTTTGCGCCCACTTGAGGAATGTCTGTGGGTTGCCATCCCTGTCTTTGGTGGGGTGTATCTTTTTGCTTGCCGCCCTTGAGAGAAGATTCCATTCTTTGTTGGTGAACAGATCCAGCTTACGCATGGCATGGATCATTTCGTGATCTAGAAGAGCCAGCAATTCTGCCTCTACCTGAGCATCTGTCAGGGTTTTACCCTGCATAGCTTTGTCTATTGACAAGAAAATAGTATTTATTCTCGGGTCGTAGTAAGCCTCTGCTCTGTCCTCTGGGTCTGCCTGATCAGACCGAACAAGCTGGTACTTGGCCTCTCTAGCTAAAGCGGCCTCACCACCAATCACATCTGCATCTATATCGCCGCCCTGTCTAGGCCTTATGCCGTAAACAAGATTGCCCAGAGGATCTTTGACCGCTGTCCTGAGCGCATAATCTAGGCTTAGGCCAACGTCCTTCAAACCAAACCCTGTCATCACCTTCTTGATTGCAGAGCGTAATCGGTCAACGTCTACCGATGGCGCAGGCAGAGCGAGTGTTTCTTGTTGCTGCTCCACCACAGTCTCAACCGGAGCAACCGGCTTCACACCCTGCTTGGCAATGTCCTTACGCAACTCCTGCATAGACTCAGCGCCACTCTTGGTCGCTATATTTATACCTGTAGCGTCAGCTAGGGCTAACTCGCCTGCATTCGGATTTTCTTGCAGGGTTTGGACAGCAGCACGGAACTGCGCCCCTGTGTACTTGGGCAGCTTGAATGTGGGCAGCTTGGTAGGCTTGTCAAATCGTGGCAGTGATCTAAGACGTTGATATAGCAGCCTAGCCTCAGCAACAGACAGATCGTTTATCGACTTGATAGTCTTCTTGCCAAGAATCCTAGACGCAAGGTACTTGACCTCTGGAGACCCCACCTTGGAGGTTATGTTCTTTGCTTCCAACAGCGACTGCATCTCTTGGAAGTTGCCATCGACGTTACGCATAACACCTTTTTCGACGGCAGCCTTGCCAGTGGCGTTGTTTAGTTGGTTGGCATAGACCCTAGCATCAGCCTCGGTCTTGAACTTGACCAGCTTAGGCGGCTTCTTCTTGGGGTTTGCCTTGATCTCAGCGTCTTTCTCTAGGACGGTCAGAGGCCTGCCCTGAAGCACCTCGCCTGCGCTGCTCCTGATAATAGGGTTGCCAGCTTTACTAAGATCAGCGTTGTACGTTTCTGTCTCTGGAAGACCATTTACCCGTGTATCGGTAAGGTTATATAGCTGGTCTTCTTTCAGTACGCTTCTGACTTCTTCAATGGTGAAGTTGTTTGTTACTGGCAGACCCTTACGCAGACGCTTCGCGTTGATGCGCTGAGAGGCAGTCATCTTGGACGGCCCTACACGGTTTTCTACCAGTGTTTTGACATCAGCAACCTCATCAAAACCACGGTCTTGTGTGGTCTCTGCTGCGCTATCTACGGCAACAGATGTGTAGGTGTTGGAGTCTGGGTGATTTACAGCGAAGTTGTAGGCTTGAAGTGTAGAAGCTTGATCTGTGTCATACGCTTCTGGAGATGTGGAGATAACAGCGTCACCGGCAGAAAAGACGTTGTCGTTGATGATTTCGTCATTAAGAAACCCAGCAAGAGCGAAGGCATCTTCTGAGTTGTTGAGTGGTATGCCGAACTGCTGACCAGAACTGTCTTGTACAGTAAAGACGGGAACGCCAGTCTCATCTAGCTGCGTGGTGTCTCCTAAAGCACCGCCAAACTCTTGTGGCAGGTTAACGGTAAATGAGTTGTCTGCTGACGGGAAACTATCACCCATTGTCTGGCGTATCTGTTGGGCATAGGCAAGCATCGGCTGTTTCGGGTATCGCCTTTGAATGCCTGCGGTAGGCTCTGCGACAGTGGTGATCTGCAAACCTGTCTGCTGAGGCACACCATTTACAGAGGTAATCACCTCGCCGCCACCGGGAACCTCAACAAAGGTTGTGACCTGCTCTGTAGGCTTACCCTTGTTTCTTATTCTGGTCTTTTCTTCTGCTTGAAAGGTCTGTCCTGATGCATCAGATATGTTAACTATTCTTGCGGGAGTCTTTAACTTGGTTGTGAGCGCCCTGCCTGTAGGTGGAGCTATCTGAGCGGGATCTACCTCTGCTCCAGCAGCCTGCCTACGGGCCTCAGCGGCAGCCTTTACGTCTAGATTAGACTGAGCGTCTATACGAGCTTGTTCTGCAAGGTCTTTGGGTAGGTTTGCCTGTCTTTGATTCTGGGCATCTTCTAGGTCTTCTCTTTTCTTTCTCTCTGCTTCTTCTGAGGACTTGAAGGCATCTTTGTTGCGCCTTCCAGCTACAGCGTTCAAGACTAAGTCAGCGCCTGCGCCGATAGCACCGCCTACGGTGAAGTCATCCATCAGGTTGCCACCACCAATCTCCAGCGCCTCGTTGTATACGCCCTTTTCAACAGCGTCTTGCAACAGACTTGCGGTTACTTCCTGAACGCCCTCAACCGTGCCTGACATCAGGGCTGACCTAAGACGTTGACTGATGCCAGAAGGTAGCTGATCACCCGCTTCTAGGCCTCTAAGCCTACGCAAAAGCCTTACAGGCGTAGCAAGCTCTGACAAGCCCACCATAGTGCCGCCGACAATGGCAGCGTCTTCTTGCCCCTCAGAGACATCAAGGCCTGCGTCACGGGCAGCTTGTATTCTTTGTGCTTGGTCACCAGCACCTGTGCCTGCCGCCAGTGTGCCAGCGGCTCCTAGCTCGGCAGCCTGAACTGCTCTGCTTGCTTGTATGCCCTTGCCAGCTAGACCAGCAAGCCGCACCGCTGCCGTGGGAGTAAAGAATGATGCAAACGAGCCAACGCCCTCGCCAAACTTGGTAAGCCATTGGTCTCTATAGGCGGCATCGGCTCCCATAGACTCTTCTATTGCAGCACGGCCTTCTCTTGCAGCGCGAACCAAGTCGTTCTCTTCGCCGCTATCTATTAAGTCCTCAAGGCCTATTGCGTTGGTGCCTGCATCCGCAAGCTCTGCAAGACCTTCGCCAGCAGACAAGAACGCATTGGCAAAGCCTCGGCCTACACCCTTAGCAGTTTCTAGCGCCTGACCGGCTGCGGTTCTTTCTCTTTCGTAATAAGCCTGAAAAAGCTCCTCAGCATCTTGAGGCGTTGGAGGGGAGTCGCCAGTTACACTAATAGTTTCGCCGGTAACAGTGTCTGTCAGGGTGTAATCTGGCATTACTAGTTGATCACATAACGAGAGGTTGCTGAACTTGGTGTAGCAGCCTCCGCTGCGCTGACAGTAGGATCTTCGGAGGTAGCAAGGGCGGCAGTCATGTCGATGCCAGCCTCCTCAGCTAGTCTTTGTATGATTTGATTCTTCCTTGCTGTGTATTCTGGGCTGCCAACAAAAAGAGGCTTGCCATCTGGCCCTGTAGCGCCCTCTAGAAGTGATTCGGCGGTCTCGACAATTCTCTTTTGCTCAAGACTCATACTTGTCTTGCTGGATCTGTCTGCAAGAGAATCGTAGTACTTAGCCCGTAAAGCCCTGTCACGGGCCTTCTCACGCACATCCTGTGCAGCAACGCCTGCTTTAGACAGACCCTCTGCTAGGTCACCCTTAGCAATACCAGCGCCAAGCTGTATCAGGGCAGCACCAAGAGCTTCTTTCTTGGCAAGCTCTTCCTTGCTCATAAGGCCAGCCTCACGGGCAGCCCTAGCCTCTTGTATGTAACGATCCGCTGCTTGCTGCGCTGCTTCTTGATCAGGGGCGGATGTCTCCGCTACTGCTGCCTCTGCGGCTTTAGTTGTTGCGTCATCAGTTCCTGCTACGGCAGCGCCGTCTTTTGCCTCTTTTGCCTCTTTGGCTAATCTTTCAGCTTCTAATCTTTCCTCACGAAGCTGTGCCGCCTTTAAGTTACGTCCTCTTGGATCTCCTGCTGGCCCCGTGTCAAAGAAACTAGGATCTGCCTTTTTTCTTCTTCTTGTAGATCCTCGTCTGCGGTCAGGCTTTGGTTGAGCAGCCAGCCTTTCTTGTGCCATACGCTCTGCTGTAGCAGGATCAACCTGAAAGTCCTTAACCATTTCAGCAACTTGGCGGTTATATTCTCTTGTGCCGTACTCTGGCAGACCCAACCCAGATATCTCATCAGTTCTAGACTCAAGATTCTTTGCACCACCCATCAAGTAGTTAAGACGATCAGTAACAGCCGATCCGGGGTCTCCAGCAGCCCCTCTAGACTGTCTTAAGATGTCTAGTGAGCCGCTTATGTCGGTGGTAGGTGGTATCTCACCCTTGGCAGCGTCTTCTATGATCGCAGAAACAGGGTTGTTATCTGTAGTGATCAGGCCTTTTGGGTCTACCTTGGTGTTTTCTGCCATGCGAATGACATCACCTGTTTCAGCCTGCTTTCTTGTGGGCTGTCGTGCCACAAGCGGCAATGCATTCTCTAACTCTGGAAGCGTTGATACACGGGTTTGCCTAATAATATCGCCAACCTCTGGTGTCTCTCTTCCACCAAAGATGCCGGTCATTAGTTCTGATGGTGTCTGCGGGGGTATTGGCAAGAACTCAGTGGTTGTCTTAGTCGCTCTTTCTCTAGGAGCATCCATGTCCGGGCCTGCTGGCATCGGCATCTGTATGTTTGGTGTTGGTGTTGGGAACTGTGTCGCCCCACTTTCACCTTGACGCAGATTTGCCTGCTCAATCATCGCTGTGATTTGATCGGGGGTGTATTCGGTTCTAGACTCAATTTTAGCCATTGGGGCAAGTATTCTTGACCGCATAGCAGGGTCAGACAAATCAATCTCCGCGTCGGCATCTATTCCTAGCTGTCCTGAGATGTAATCAATATAGCTTTGTGTCTCATTCTCTGATGGAGGGGCAAACCTACTCACCAAGCCGCGAATAGAGTCGATATCCCGATCCCTGCCATACGTTGTGAGAACCTTGTCAGCAGCGCGAACCCCGTACATGGGGTCTTCAAAGCTTATAAATCCATCTTCAGCGCCGGTTTCTCCAACAAAACCTTGATTATACTGCCTGATGTTGAACGGGTTATTTATTCTTTGACCAATAATAGATGACTGTTCAGGAGCTTGATTAATTGGGAACGTAGCCATTCTACCTTCAGCCATACGAATAACCCCGCCTGCCGCCATGCCTTGTGGGGGCATAGGCTGCTGCATAGGCTGCTGCGTAGGCGCTTGAGGCATCGGCTGACCCATAGGGGGTTGTGGCATAGGGCCGCCCTGCGGCATAGGCATAGGGCCGCCCTGCGGCATACCCTGCTGGGGCATCATTGATGCTATGCCCTGCGGCTGAGGATTAACTATTTGCTGGGCAACTGTACCTTGAGGTTGTTGCTGCTGCCTAGCTTCAAACCGCTTACGCATGTCGCTACGGCGCTGTATCTCGCTGATGACAAGGAACTGAGGCACCTGTGGATTAGGTGTCTGGGCTAACTGCTGTAGCGCCTGATCAGGCAACCCTTTTACGTCATCCTCTAGCTGGATTAGGTTCTGCATCGATTATCCTCTGCCTAGAGCATTGTAGAGACCTACACCACCAATGCCTGCGCCGAGAAGCTGCTGACCAGTGGACGGTTGAACGCCATAGCTCGCCATAGTGCTACCGGGAGTGACGGGCAGACCTTGAAGCATGTTGCTGAAGAATCCAATCTGCTCTCTTGGGAACGCTTGCTGACGCAAGAAGTCTTGATAGCCCATGTCCAGACTACGCTGACCCATGCCTCGCTGTATCTCACCAGCAGCCTGCAAGTTTTGTAGCCTGTCAAAGGCCATTGCCTGCTCCTGTCCACCGAGCGAGCTAAGTAGTCGCGCTGCGTCAAGTGCTTGACCTCTGCCAGCTTGATCAGCCTGTAGCCCTGCAAGCCCAAGCTGCGCTCTATCTTGCGCTGAACGGACGTTAAACTCTCTAGCAGCCATTGCCGCTTGGTTTTGAGCCTGATCCATACGCTCTTGAGTTTCTTGTGCAGAAAGACCCAAGCGAGCAGCTTCTTGTTTTGCTTGCTCACGGGCTTGGAATACCGCTCTGGCTTCCTGCTGTTGAGCCAAAGCCATCTGCTGGTTTTGTCCAAACGCATCAGAACGGAAACGCTGCGCTGCTTGATTGGCAGCCTCTTGCTGCTGTTGCGCTGACAAACCAAGTTGAGCAGCTTGTTGCCGAGCCTTTTCTCCAGCTTCAAATGAACGCTGGGCAAACTGCTCTGCTTGAGCGGCCCCCTCCATTGTTTGACCAAACGCTCCTTGACGAAACTTTTCTTGAGCTTGTCGAGCTGCATCTGCTTGTTGTTGAGCCGTCATACCAAGCTGAGCAGCCTGTTGTCTTGCTTGCTCACCAGCTTGGAAAGAGTCAATTGCCATCTTTTGTTGCGCTTGCCGCGCCTGCTCAGTAGTGCCAAATGCAGCCTGCCTAAGCTGCTCTGCTTGTTGCAGCGCTTGTTGTGCTTGAGTACCAGTTTGCAAACCAAGCTGTGCTTCTTGAAGCCTTGCTGCTCTATCGGCCTCAAAAGCTTGTTGCGCTTGATCAAAAGCTGCGCGACCACCTGTCGCTTGAATGTCTTGAAGCTGCTGACCAAGGTTTCTTTCTCGCTCAGACTGCATAACAGCTTCACGATAACCGCCGAGACCGCCAGCCTGTGCTGCTTGTTGGGAGATATTTGCCGCTTGCGTATCAGAAGCTCTTCTTGCCTCTCTTTTCTCTATATCGGTCACAAGCTGCTGATAAGGATTCATGTAATCCTGAATTGTAGCCGTGTCTGCAACAGTCCCTGCTTGGAAGCCGGGGCCAAAGTCACCTTGGCCCGTATATTGAGATTGCAGGTCTCTTGCAGAGTAATCTTGCCCTAACTCACGGGCCATGTATCCGGGGTCAAAAGACCCAGCCTGATAGCCAACCGTAGAGGTTTGGGGATCAAAGCCGGAATCTCTAGTGCCTGCTGTGTAGCCAGATGCTATGGTTCCGGGAGTGTACGTTGGATCAAGGGTTCCTGCTGTGAATCCTTGGGTCAGGCTTGCGTCTGTAGGCGCTTGGTAGCCAGAAGTTATGGTGCCAGCTTGATAATTAGAGAATTGCTGTTGAGGATTAAATCCAGAAGCAATGTTCATCCCCATGTTGGTTGGTTGAAAACCTATCTGAGTGGCAATGTCGCTTGCTGATCTGATTTGCTGAGGAGTGCCAGCGCCAGCAATTTCTGCCATGCCCTGCATTGCAGTCGTTTCAAACGGATTGAAGTCCTGTATCCGCTGACCCTGATACGTCTCGTATGGTCGAGTACTTTCGTACACTGTTCGACCAAGCATCTCCTCGTAGAAAGGCTTTGCATACTCAGGGAGATTTGTTTGTGTTACTACGCTCTCGGTTTGTTGAGGGCCGCCGCCACCACCTTTACTCATCTCTTAAACTCCTCTCGTAAACGACATATGATCGCTCAAATCCGTCTTGCTGAAGCCATTTCCAGAACCCCATCCTAGCAGTAGCTTCTATGCCGTCACAGTTATTATCTATTGCCCAGTCAGTAAATCGCTCAAGCATGTCCCAAACCCAGTCGTTGAATTTGGCACCACCCAAAAACTGTATCGTAAGCATCCTTTTTGCCGGATAAGACACCAGTTCTGTAGTGCCTACCCCGTCTATCTTGTGATCTTCGTCAAAAGCTAGCCATAGGTGCTGATGACCTAGCTTTATGGACTGAAGAAGTGAATCCTCATTCCACCTGCCCTTTGATCTTGCTACCGCTTTGAGTAGCTGTCCTCTGACTTCAGGCCACAACGTCTCTGCATAATTAGGCGGCACCATTGTGATTGTGTGAGTAACTTCTCTTGGCGCTGTCTTGCTACGCACCTTTGGCTCACGGGATATATCCCTAACCCTTGTTTCGTCAAAGCTTAACAATTGGCTCATGCGGGTATTAGGCCTCCATCTCTAGCTACCAGTGGATCTGGTTGCTCTGTTGTGCCGGTTTTCTGCATCCTTATCTCATCAAGCATCGCGTCAAAACGCTTTGCACCAGCGCCTGTGTCGCCATCACCAGCCGCTGAGACTACGTCTGCTGGGATAATAAACTCGCCGGGAGACACTGCTACAGGCTGCTGACCGCCGATAGTGCCGGGGATCATGTCATCCATACCACGGCCTTCACCTTGAATTAGACCTTCTGTCTGAGCGTTTGGCTGAACACTCTGAAGCACTTGCTCTCTAAGCATCTGAAAAGCCTCTGTTCCGTACTCATCCAAGAACCGATCAATAACAACGGATGCCTCTTCTTCTGAAAGCTGACCCATAACAGCCATCATGGTCTGCTCTATGAGAGGGTCTGCGCTTGGCACCGTGCCGCCTTCTTGCATGCCCGTATAAGCGTTGGTGTAGTCAAAAGACAGGTTCTGCATATTTGGAGCAAACCTCATGAAGTCTTCTTCTTTGTTGCCGGTCAGACCTAAATCCGCAAATTCTTTTTTAGCTGCCTGATACTTTTTGCTTCCTACGCTCCTTCCTCTTCTGGGCGTTGTCGCAAGAGCAACTAGTGCGTCATAGTCTTTTTCAGACATAAACGGAGCAATACCTTGGCCTGTAACCATGTCTGAGAAATCAAAGTCTGGAGTTGTGGTTGTGTCGGTAGTGGTGCCTGTATCCGTGTCAGGCTTGGGATCATCTATCTCAGGAATGCGCTCTCTGAAATACTCAATCTCAGGGCCGAATCCGGGCCTGTATTCAACCTCTTCTAGCTCTGCTGCGGTCTTAGCCACTGGGCCTCTTAGCTGTGCCTGTCTGGATGCGGCAGAGCCGTAACCAAACCGAGCGCCTCCACCCATGCCTTGATTAAAACCGCCTGTTGGGCCGCCCATGTCCATGCGTATTGGCGCTCTGCCGAGGTTTTGAAGGTCGCTTAACTGGCGCTGATACTCCTGTGGGTTCAGAGAAACAATGCCACCAGCCCGTGCGTAGTTTGTAGGGTCATATGCAGCGTACTGTCGGCCCATACCAGAAGTATCAATACCAAAGTCTGTACCAGCCAGATCCAACGATGTGCCTAGCAGATCATAGGCGCGATCCTCTTCTGCCTGCCGGTCAGCTTCAGTCTGCCGAGCCATCTGCTCGTAGCCTTCTTCCATCTCTATTTGGCCTTGAAGACCTGAGCCGATAGCAAGAGGTAGTGCCGCAGACTTAGTTAGCAGCCCTTTTCCTGTAGCAGCCAACCCGTCACTAGAAAAGGGTTGAGCAACTCTATCTGCAAAACTCAAGCCAGCCTGTCTTGCATTGATGTCGGCAATGCTTTTACCCGCAGATCCAACTCTATCAGTTAAAGCCCCCAAGGCCTGATTTGTTCCCGCTGTTGGTATTGCTGTCCCAGCCTTTATGGCTTCTGTCGTTGCATCCGCAGTTCCTGTAAGCAGGGCATCTGATGCATCGGCAAGATTTGCTGTGGCTTCAGTCATGCCGCTTGCTGCATCCTTGCCTGCACCTAAAGCAGAACCAAGGCCATAACCCATGAGGCCAGAGGCGAGGCCTTTCTTGAGATCTCCGGTAATGGCAGTTGTTGCTAAACCAGAACCAATAGCTCCCGCTAGGGCGCTGTTAGCGCCAATTGTGGTTGCAAGCCCAGCGAGACCAGCAGTAGCCCCACCTCCTATTGCCGTAAACGCCGCAGGGGCTAATGCACTTGCCAACATAGGTATAAGGAATGCAAACGCCTCTGGCTGACCTGTAACAGGGTTTTTGGTCAACCCTCCGGGGGTCAAAGACGCTATACCCTGAACCTCTGCTGGGTTCATGTGTACGAGCATGCTGTCGCCGTATCGCCCGTACTGCGCCATTTGCTCTGCTTGTGGCTGTAATGGCGCTTGTTGCATCTGTCCTCTTACATATTCCATTAACTTGTCTCCACACCGAATAGGTTAAAGCTTACATTAGCGGCACTGGCGTAAACCTTGACCACATCCGCTTGACCAAGACACATGCCAATGACCACAGTTCTAGTGGTGGTGGCAGCAAGGTCTTCGTCAAAAAATATAAATTGTTTGTCATCTGCTGAAGCGCCAGCTACATGGACGCTAACCCTGAACGTGATGGCAGAGCCGCCTCGGTTGCATATGACTAGTGAGCTAACAGTCGTTTGCGTCAGGTCTGGGACTGTATACAGCGTAGTCGTTGTCGTTGCCGAAACATCAGCCTGACCCAGAACTTTGATCGCATCTGTCATGAGGCACCCATCAGCAAAAACTGAAAGCGGCGCATGGCAAGAGAGCCTTCTTTGTCGCCTTGGGTCTTAGCAAGAACCACATCGTTCTCAATCTGATCCATCGCAAGCTCTAGGGTGCGTCTTGTTAGCCCCTGCTCTTGCTGATCATACTCAGGCGTTGGTATGGGTAGAGGGGTTGTTCTTGTACCAGCCATTAGCGCCTCCCGTCTGAGCGTATATCAAAACGCAGATCACCAAGCCGCCAGCCGTAACCAGAGCCTGAGCTTTCTAGCCTGACAATAGGATGCCTAGCTCTAGCCCTGACATGATTTTGATCTGTAGATGATGTGACCGTTGCTGTTGCAAGGGTGCTGGTGCTGCCCAGCGGGAAGTCTTTGCCCTTGATCGTCATATCTATTGACGCATCAGAGGTTGTTCCGCTGAAAGCAAAGTCAGGTATGACCCGACTAATCATCATGAACCGCTGACCCTCTTCTATCTCTAGGTCGCCGCTTTCTACATAAGCGGTCATTGGGCTTCCATCATCATCAAAGCCGACTTCATGAGAGTACAGGTAGTTGTTATCTGTATCTGTAATGACTGACGTAGCTAAAGGCTTATTCCTTGTGCCAGCGCCACGCCATGCTCCACGAGCTAACGTGCCAACACTCCACAAGTTTTCTGCGTAGTTATAGCTGACATAGTTGGTTATCTCCGTGTCACCAGAACCTATTGGGTAATACCAGATAACCTCAGAAAATGCGTTGTTTTCTGCTGCAAAGACCTTGAACAATTGATCCTCATTAAGGTTGGAAAACACATAGTCTTTTACAGAGCACGGAAGAGGCTGCACAGAACCGTTGTAGACATAAAAGCCGCCTTTATCCATAAAGTAGACGGAACCCCTAGCGTTGACGGCTGCGTTGGGGCTAATCATAGATATGTCAGTGCTTACGGTCTGAAACTGGAACGTGAACGGTGCGCCAACAAACCGCATGGAGTGCAGGCTGACATCCGTAAACACCAGTATCTCTTGTCTGCCCTGAACCGCACCAATAATTTGAGACCCTGAGTTAATTCTTACACCACCAGCGGTGTTAGTTGCTGTAGGAGTCCAGTCTGCTGCGTTCTCCTGATCAGAGAACCGAATAAAAAGCGGGTCAATCTGGCTAGAGCCAATAGGATTAGACCCGAAAGCAATAACGTGTTGATCTATGTCACTAACCATGACTTGCAGGGCAATGGTTGGCACGTTAGAAGCACCGGCTAAACTGGATATGTTTACCCCTCTTGCGCCGGTGCCTGAAGACTCATCCCAGTAGTAAATGCCGCCACCACGAGGGTTGAATACTAAGTCTTCTCCAAAGTTGTCTTGGCTGAAAAGTCTTAGCTGACCTGCTGAAGAAATGCTACTTACGCTACCAAAAGCAGTTACACCCCACCCTGACGTACCCCAGCCAGTGCCTGTAGCAAAGGCGTTGGTGCCGGTATTGATTTGATAAGCCGCTACCGTTGAACTGCCGCCATTGCCAGTGTCGCTTGCGTTAGCGGTTACAGTCGCGCCGCTAGTATCTTTTGCCACGATGGTGAAGGTGTTTGTCGTGGGCACAGACGCGATCTGATATTCCTGATTGAGAACAGTCGCAGTAATATTGCCGCCAAGTGTTGCTGCATCAGAGAAAGTAACGAAATCATTGACTACCGCCCCGTGTGCAGTCTCTGTGATGGTGATGGTTGAGGAGCCATCGGTGGCTGCAAAGGTCGCGTCACCCGCGCTAGTGGTCAGCCTAATTGGCGTAACATCGTTGAACAGATCGCCAGACACTACATAGAACTTAAGGTGCGTACCAAGGCCTATGTAACGTATAGACTCCAAAGAAGACCAGTCATGTATTGACCGGCAAACTCCTAAGAACGAAGTCTCAGAAAACTTTTCCCATCCACCAATCTTTTCAGGCCTACCCTGCCTAAATCGAATCTTGTCAGCATCAAACCATCCAGCATCAGCAGAATACTCTGTGCCTTCTTTGTTAACGCCGGGAGCAAACTTTATCTTACTAAGAGCCATGTCTAGCGGGTACGCCTACGTCTGCCGCGAGACTTAGTGGTGGGTGCTTTGCTTCGCCCCCCATATCTTGATGATTTGGGTTTTTTCTTTACAGTCTCGGTGTTTGGCTTTGGAGGCACGGGCTTTCGTCTCCCTTTGCTCCTACCTACACTCTTTGCAGGCTTAGGTGTAGAAACTGGTGGAGGAGGCTGTACAGCAGCAACTCGCTGCCTGACTTGCTCCATGACCGCAGGATCAGTCATGCCGCCAATGCCGCCCATCATTCCGCCAACCCCACCCATGCTGCCTATATCAGCTATTGGGTTTGTTTTAGTTCCGCCAAGTTTACCCAAGAATCCGCTTTGACCAGAAGCCCGTCTTTGCTCTTGAGCTTGCTTGATGTTTTCTATTTGCTCTGGCGTAAGACCGGGAATAGCTCCGCTAAATAAACCACCAGATCCCGGCCCAGCTTCTGCCAATGCAGCCTCATAACCCGGATCACCGGGAGCTATAGCATTAGAAAACATGCCGCCCATACCCCGCAACCTGTCACCTAAAGACTGATCCATTACTGGTCTTGGTGTGGGTGTGGGCGCTGGCATAGACTCAGGCATCTGGGGGGGCACAAAAGGGATGTAGTCTCCTGTCGGATTTGGGGTTGGCTGACCCATCATTATTTGACCTATACCACCGCCTTTTTCTCCACCCATACCTGTTGAGCGGCGAACATTGCCAGAAGCGCGCTCACGAGCAGCCTCTTGTCTAGCAGCCTCCTCGGCAGCAAGACGGTCTGCTTCCGCTTTTGCCTCTGCTTCAGCCGCCGCCTCTGCCGCTATACGGTCTCTTTCTGCTTGAGCAGCGGCTTCAGCAGCAGCACGTTCAGTTGCTATGCGGTCTTGTTCTGCCTGTGCCGCAGCAGCTTGTTCTGCTGCAATCCTATCTCTTTCTGCTTGAGCGGCTGTTTCTGTAGCTGTTTGCTCTGCCGCAGCGCGTTCTTGGGCTGCTATAAGCATGTCTCGCTGACGCTGCTCTTCAGCCTGCCTGCCCTGCGTTATGGCATCAGTCGTTGCGCCAGCATCAAACGTCTGAAAAGGCTGGCCTGTGAGAGGATTAATACCCTCCATAGGGTTTGGGGCTGCCTGCTGAGGCGTTAGCAAAGCCCCGGTCTGTGGAGCGCCCATAGGATTTTGACCGCCAAGTAGAGCCGCTATGCCTGTAGGAACCCCGTAGTTAGGGTTTCTTGAAAGAAGAGGTTGACCTTGCATTTGACCGTAGCCAACGGGCAGTCCGGGCGGAGTAAAAGAGTTTGCTGGGGCTGTGGGAGGTGCAAAGCCTAGTTGTTGAGCATTAGGGCCGGTCTGTATATTTTGGTCGAATAAACCCATTACTTATACTCTCCGGTTCTAATCATTTCAGTAACCCTAACTGCACGATTTCCCACTTGTTGCGCCCACTTGCTATCCATAAACTCATCAGCAGCTATATCAAACTGTTCACGCGACATAGCCTCAAGAGCCTTTACAAAACCTCTCAATCTGGTCAGACCAAGGTTAAAGCAGATGTCGATCATGGCATCCTGTCTGGCCTCATTCATAGCGACGAACCAGAAATATGTCTCAGATAGCTCTCCCTTTACTCTCTCTATGTCATTTGCCAGTAAATAATTAATCTCGTCATCAGACAGCCCAAGGCCAGACTCTGAGATGTTCCTACCCACACCTATCGTTTCGTAGCCTGCACTACACACATATACCTTAGATCGTACACCTTCGTGTAGCTTTAGCATCTCGACTAGTTTAGTCA